CGGAGTGTAGAGCGACCTTACCCGTACGCGGTTGTTCCTGCCCAGTCTTTTCAGTTCCGCGCGGAAGGACAATAATTTTTCCCTGCCCCATTTACCCAGTTCGTCTGGGGTCATCACGCCGCCGGTGTTGACGCGGTTGATGGCGTAGACCGACCACTCCACCGCCGCATATCCGCAGGCGCCGGTGATAATCAGGTCTTCATGGCGTAATGGGATAGTCGAACCCTGTGAGTCCAGCGTATGCAGCTTGCCATAGAAGATGTATGCGTTCGAGCCGTCCGGAACCTCACTGCCAAGCAGCGTGATGATATCTCCCCACAGGGAGAAACGTTGATAATGCGGCGGGAATTTCCCGACCGGGTATTCAACCGCTTCCACGTTGATGCGGTCGGTGATGGTGGAGATGTCTATTTCACGGCTGCCCGCGGTGGTGGCTTTCGTGGCTTTCTGTTCCCGCGGTATCGCCCCGGAATAGTCTTTCACCGCGTGGGCGACGTGCCTATCGATTTCATCATTCGTCCAGCGGTAGTTATCACTGTCCTCATCATGCAGGTCGCGCCGGACGAGCGCTCTCATATCCGCCAGGTTCATGGCTGTTCACCTCCCCCCGCTTCCACCCTGTCCAGGCGTATACAAGGCAATCCTTCATCGTGGCGGCACAGCTCAAGCTCGCAGAATGACGGCGCGGTCTTATCCTGGTTCTCACTTAAGCTAATAGCCTTTCCGGTGGCACCAATCGCGGTATTCATCAGCACCTGAGCGTCAGTTTCATTTTCGAAGCTCATATCGATACGAACGCGGTATTTCATTGTCCTACCTCCTATTTATTGTTTCACCACACCCCAAACATCGTCTTTTCACAGTTAAAGATGTTCTGGATTTCAAGCGCACTCAGGTAGCGGTTGTAGATGCGGGGGAGCGCAATCAAGCCGGTGAAGGGATTCTCATAACCGGAGTACTCTTTTTGCCCGAGGTTGAGCGGATTGGCGGTGCTCTGGATTGGTCCGACCGCGCTGCTCACCGTGGTGTCCAGCTTGCCATCGATAAGAATATTCATCAGACTGGTTCCGTCGCCGCTAAAGAGATACCGGACCGCCACCTGGTGAAAGGCGTCATCATCGACTACGACGTTTCCATCGAGGGTCGTCCATACCCCGTCCGCCTTACAAGCCCTGAACTGTGTTTTATGTGAGCTGATTCGCACGAACCACGCCTCTTCACCGGCTCCGCTGCGGTCTTTGCCGATGATGACCCTATCGCTGGCAAGGGAGGGCGATTTTATCCATGCCATTGCAGTAAGTGTCTGTGTGATGTTAAGGATGCCATCGCCCGCAAAGCTCACCTTATCATCGATGCCGTCGAAGCTGAGACACCACAGACCGCCGGGAAGCTTCGTCCAGACTGCTCCGGTTATCACGCCGTGATTGCCATACTGGGAGCGGTCGAATATCCGGCTGCCGCCGCCGGTAAGCCCGGTCAGTGAAAGCACGCACCCATCATCCGGCGGGTCGTAGACAGGGTTTTTCATGTTCCACCTCATGCTGCTGCATATTTTACGCGGACGTAGGACGAGTTCTTGATTTTCGCCCTGCCTTCGTTCGCTTCGTTGCACTGAATAATCAGCCGCACCTCGAAGGGCAATGAATCGAAGTTCGTGACTGTCTTGAACCTGCCGCTGCGCGTTTCTTCGATGTAGGTGGTGCCGATGTTCGTCTTTGTTACGGTGGAATGCAGGTCCACCCAGGTGCCGCCTTTGTTGCGCGCCTGCCATTTGTAAACGAGGTCGGCGGTGCCGGATGTTACGGAGCGGAACGCGGCTGTCAGACCGAACTCCACTTCCAGTAGCACGCCGAGAGCCGGCGGCCTGATGAGCACCGCTTCCACCTCCACATCCACGTCCGGCGTGGTCGTGTCCCGTTCCGGCGACCACTGGATGCCGTCCGCGGTGAGATTGCCCTTCGCGAAGGGATATTCAACATGTTCCATAACTGCCAGTGTCATTTTGTTCCTCCTGTTAATTACATCTGTGAGTCTTTTTACTATAACGGGGAAATTTATTAGCGTACCCTCTTATTCCCATCCCTGTCATTCTCTGCGTAAGCAGGGAATCCACCAATACAAGGTAGATTATTCGCCATCCACTCATTCCTTCGACGTCGCTCAGGACAGGCTCCTTTATCCCTTCTCTCACCTTGCAGGTTGATGAAAAAGGGGGGTAATGAGTTTCCTCTCCCTTTCGTAAAGGGAGATTGAGAGGGATTTCAGAATCAATAATCCCCCTTTATCCCCCTTTTCCAAAGGGGGAAGTGAACGAAAAAAGACTTTTTCAGCACCCTGTTAGAGAAGGGTATTTATTACTTTTCAGAGGGGCTAAACGCCCCTCTGAAACTCCCTTTAATCACAACGGTCTTGATTTTCGGACAACCTGCTCTGTCTAGTCCTGCACCCCGATGAGCGCGCCAGCCTTAATTGAGCTGAACAGCGCCAGCGATACATACCACTTGATGCGGTTGCGGCTGGCGTCCTTGGTCTCCAGCGAACCGATAGGCTCTACGGTCATAAAGCCCGGCGCGGTCAGCCCTGCCAGGGCGCCTTCGCCCATCTGCAGGGCATAGATGGTGGAGCAGGCGCCGCCGGTGGTCGCTGTCTCCACGCTGTCCGCCACCACGTGCGTGTCCAGTATCCAGTCGCTCACGCCGATGGGTATGCCGTCCCAGTACTGGATGAAATTGCCCCAGCTATCGCGGTCGGACTCCATCATCCCGCCCACCGCCCGCACCAGGGCGTTTATCTTGCGCCGGGAACGCCGGCTCATCAGGAGCAGGTCCGGCTTGCCGCCCCGTATGGTATCAATCAGCTGGTCGAGCATGGAGAGCGTCAGCGCCGCCCCGCTCGCCCCCGCCGCCACAAGCTGCGCGCCCGCCTGCGTGGTATCGATGAGCTTGCGGATGCCGTCAAACTGCTTGGCGTTGACCGCAGAATCGCCGTAGATGAAGGTGTCCTCGAACTTGTCTTTGAGGGCTTTGGCTTTCAGTTCGACCACCGCCGCCTCGAGGTCCTGGATGTTGGAGCGGGCGCTTTTCAGGAAGTTGTCCACGTCAGCGTCCCCGCCCATGATTTTCAGGTTCGCTGTCTTCTGTTCGAAGGTGGGCGTCGACTCGTCCCAGTCGTCCCCGACATCGTAGAAATCGATGTCCGGCAGGGTCTTTTCCTGGTTGTAGGTCAGCCCGTTACCGACGATTTCGATAAAGGGCAGTACCTGGAGAATGGGGGATTCCTTGACGATTGTCTCGATGACCCCCTGGAGTAAAACGTCATTGGATAGTTTTGCGGCTTCTGCCAGTGTTAGCGCCATTTACTTTTTCCCTCCTATTGCGTAGTTTATTTTTTCCCGGGGTGAGAGCGACGCGATGTCCTGCGACTGCCTGCCCGGTGAGCCGATAGGAACACGCCCGCGGGCGATTTCCGTCTCCACCGATTGCCTCACCCGTCCAATCAGCGTCCTTGCCTTCGCCAGCGCTTCGTTGATGGTAGAGATGGTATCGCCCGGCACCATGTCCTCTGTCACGCCCGGATTCGCTTGCAGTATGAGCGTGCGGTAACCTTTGACTGCCTCCGCCAGCTCTCCACCCGCCGCCGATAACCTCGCTTCCGCCTCCGCCGTTGTTTTGCGCGCCGCCGCCAGCTCACTCTCCCTCTCCAGCAGTGTGTTTTGCAGGGCGGTCATTCTTTCATTGGCTTCAGCCAGCTCAGTGTCTTTAGCGGTAAGAGCCTGCTCCATCTCCGCTATTTTCGTCTCCACCATAGTTTCATCCGACCGGTTTTCCATAAAAACCCCTTTCAATTACTTTTCCGTCTTTGCGAGCCGTCCGGGTAAATACGACCCCGGCATAGGTCAAGCGCGGCAATCTCTGGGACTGCAAACGCCTTTCTGATAATTGAATCCTCACTCACCCTCCCCACCCCTCGTCTTCCACCGCCGGTTCATCGCCAGGATGGTCTCCCTCTCCTCCAGCCACCGCGCGAACTCCTTCTCCGGGTCGGTCACGCCCAGCTCATCCATCGCCGTGCGGCGGGAGTGGACGCCGCCCTGCACCAGCGCTTGCTCGTTCGCTACCACCTTTGCCGTGTCGCGCGGTAGCACCGGTCCCCACATCACCCTCACCCGGCAACCGGAGAAGTCATGACCCTCGTATTGTTCCACCAGCCTGAGGACCATCTGTGCCCGCCGCACATACACCGCCGACCTCACGGCGCGCTTGCGGCTCACCTTCTGCAACAGCGGTTGAAGCTCAATCTCCAGCGCCACGCCGGAGAGGTCGCGCTCCGTCCCGCCGAAAGCCGCCCGCGGCGACTCCGAGACGTCGTGGAGCGTGCGGTAAAGCAGGTTGATGTAGTCGATGTGCAGTCGCACGCCGCCGCCCTGGAGTAAATCGAGCAGGTAGGCTTTGGCATCCTCCGGGATATTCCAGACCGCGCCGGGTCGCACGGCAATGTCCTCCGATGATTCCACGTTCTCCAGCACCGCGATGGGATTGCCGGAAAG